GTTAGATATGATGAACGTATCAGATGACTTTCAAGACAGAATCTTCAATTCAAAACAAAAATATACCTTTATGGCACTACGCACAGTTGCGCGTAATCATGACATCCTAGACCTGTTTGAACAGTTACGGCAAGAGGGATATGCGATTGGTGTGTGCTCAAATGCCATTGAAAAAACCGTTGATAATATATTAGATCAGATGTTATTGTCTCCGTATCTAAGTGTGAGATTGACTAGTAGTGATGTGTCGAATCCTAAACCCCACCCAGAGATCTACTGGAAAGCAATGACCGAGGTTGGAGTTCTACCTGAAGAGACGGTGATCGTAGAAGACTCACCAGCTGGACTTGAGTCTGCGTATTTGTCCGGTGCGAATGTTATTAGGGTATCATCTCCTGAAGAGGTCGATATATACTTGATTAATAAGATCAAGTCAGAGAAAATTATTACTCCTGTGTGGAAAGATGAGAAACTGAATGTATTGATACCCATGGCGGGTGCGGGTAGTCGGTTTGCTGATGCTGGATACACTTTCCCAAAACCTCTGATAGATGTTGATGGTAAACCGATGATCCAACATGTGGTTGATAACATTGGTATGGAGGCCAACTATATCTTCGTGGTACAGAAAGATCATCGTGAGAAGTATAACCTAGACACCATGTTAAATCTGATCGCACCAAACTGTAAGATAGTAGAGGTTGATGGTGTGACAGAGGGTGCTGCATGTACGACTCTACTCGCAGAGGAATACATCGACAACAAGAACCCGTTATTCATTGCTAACTCAGATCAACATGTAGATTGGAGTTCACTAGACTTCATGTACAAGATGAATGAACATGATGCGGATGGTGGTATTGTTACTTTCAAAGCAACACATCCTAAGTGGTCGTATGCAAAGGTGAGTCCTGAAGGTTTGGTTACTGAGGTGGCAGAGAAGAACCCTATCAGTGATAATGCAACAGTGGGATTCTACTACTGGAAACGTGGTGAAGATTACGTTGAATATACAAAAGATATGATTGCATCTCGGAAGAAGGTCAACGGTGAGTACTATGTCTGTCCTGTATTCAATCAGGCAATCCTAGGCGGTAAGAAGATCCTATCCTACGAGGCAGACGGTATGGCTGGTCTGGGTACTCCTGAAGATCTGGAAAGTTACCTATTCTCCATTAGATAGTATGAAGACTGCATTATGTTTATCCGGTAGGTGGAATCAACACTGTGACCCTAAGTGGATAGAAAGAACCAAGCAACATGTCCCTCACGACAAAGTCTATACCGGAACGTGGAGTAACCAGATATATGGTCTCTATGGTGAGGTGCACATGAAACAGGTTGGGTTCTCACCCGACTTCTACTTTGATGAACCTAAGAATGAGTATCATCCTGTCTTTGATACTGAGGCCTATCCCGATTCTGCTAGTGAGTTACGACGAGATATTTTTCCTCATATGTTGGAGAGGGAGAGGGTATCTAAGATGCGGTATGCGGTTGGACTGGATGATACCATCTATACCAACAGTCAACTGGTACACGCACACGCATGTGCGAACTGGCACAAACAACTTTTGATTCACAACGAGATGATGAAATCAATACCTGATGAGTATGATATGATCGTGCGTAGTCGTTTTGATGTTGTTGTGTCTGATCAGATTCCGTGGGGAGAACTGATCCAAGAGTCATACGATAAAGATATGCCTATCGGATTCAACTGTATGAACTACTATGGCACCCACAAGTTCAATGAACTAAAACCGATGGGTAAGGAAACCACCTACTACATCAACGATGCCCTGATCATCCACCCCAGAGATTGCTGGGACATCGATTTAGTGGATTCTCTATATAAGAACAAAGAACTAAAAAGCGCAGAAGAGGGGTGGTATCAAATACTATCTGAACCCTTTGGATATTATCATAAGAGTTATCATGGTGGTTGTTATCTATCTGCCCGTTGGGAATATGTAAAAGATGTTGACGAAAGCCTTCATAATCAGTCTAGTAAATAATCATGAGGCAACCGTGGCCACACGGTTGGTCATTGAGTCTATAAAGAAAACTGAGTCTGAACTAGAACCTATCATACTACCTGCCACAACCCCATCCACTATTGACGAGGGTCTGAAGTGTCTAGAGATGTCTGGGGCAAAGTGGACATATCCAGTCAAACCAGAAGATGATGGTCTTGATTTCAAAACGGGATTATATCTTCGTCATTATGAAACCAAGAATCACGCCAACCGTGTAGCATGTATGATCTCCCACATGAGGTGTTGGAAGATGTGTGCTGAAGGTAGTGATCCAATTGTTGTCCTAGAACATGATGCACTATTCACTAGAAAGTTTGCGACAAGTGACTTGACAGAACAGTGGAAGGGTGGTATAATAGGCCTCAATGATCCACGGGGTGCAACTCGAAGATCAGATATATTTCATAATGCGGTGAGTTCCCAAATGGGAGTTCAATCTGTACCAAATGTTGATACTTCGGAGGTTCCCCAAGGATTGGCAGGTAACTCTGCATATCTGATATCACCAAAGGCAGCAAAGAAATTACTAAATAAAGTGGAAGAGATTGGAATGTGGCCAAACGATGCGTTGATGTGTAAACAACTGTTTCCTTGGTTACGAGTAGTTTATCCATATTACACCACCATACAAAGAGGGTTGAAATCAACCACAACGAAATGATAGAAAATAATAACGCAATACCTCCGGTATCATATCTACCCCGAATGTCGGATCAGACATATACAGTTGAACGAGTAAACCGTGCTCCTGATGGACAACACAAGATCCAGCAAACGACTTATATTGTGACTACATATGATTATAACGGGAAACTTACTACCTCAACCAACTCAAGTCAGATAAACTTTTTAGTATGAAAGCGTTCGTAATTGGTATAGCAGATAATGAGAAATCATTAAGATCCGCAGAACGATGTATCTGGAGTGGTGATCGTCATGGCGTTGATATCAAAATGTTCAATGCTATCACACCCAAGGACGATCCCGTATCGATGCTTGAGAAGGAGGGTATTGATCCTGAACGGTTTGATGAAGTATACTCCCGCAACCTGAACTGCATGGCCGCATTCCTCTCACACCACACTCTGTGGAAACGGTGTGGATCTGGAACAGAACCCTTTGCTATCTTTGAGCATGATGCTGTCTTGGATACTCCTATTCCTACAACACCTTTCAGTTATGTGATGAATATTGGTGCGCCATCCTATGGTAAATGGAACACTCCTCAACAAATTGGGGTGAACCGTTTGACAACCAAAAGTTATTTTCCGGGCGCTCATGCGTACATGGTGACTCCGGCGGGTGCAAGACTATTGGTAGAGAATGCCCCTACATACGCAAAACCGACTGATGTTTATATGCATCTTGGCGTGTTCCCTTGGTTACAGGAACACTATCCTTTTGTCGCTCACGCTGACGATAGTTTTACTACAATACAAGTAGAACGTGGTTGTCTTGCAAAACACAACTACGACGATAAGTATGAAATAATTAATGTCTAATTTGAACATATTTTTAACAGGGTGTGACATCAACACTGAGTGGCAGTTATCTTGGTTCATAAACAAGTACAAGAACCACAATGATACTCCCATAGTGTGCGCTGACTTTGGTATGAGTAATGAGGGACTTGAGTTTGCTCAGAACAACTTCGATCTAGTGATTGAAATCAAGAGTAATGCAAGAGGGTGGTTTAAGAAACCCCGTGCGATTATTGATGCGACTAGACTAAACGGTGTGAGTAAGACATGTTGGATGGATACTGACTGTGAGGTAACATCTGACATCTCAGGGATATTTAATCTGTCTGAACAGGGTAGATTGGGTATGATCAAGGACAGGCCGTGGTCTAGTCGCAGGAACGAGTTGGGTGATTGGTATAACTCAGGGGTGGTCTTGGTAGAAGGAACTCCAAACATACTACTAGCGTGGGCAGACCAATGTATTCAAGATCCAGTTCAAGGTGATCAAGAAGTACTATATTTGATGATGGGTGGTGATGAGTTGAAAAAGTTGACATGCATCAATCCTCTACCACATACATACAATACGTTAAGATTAGACTACATAGATGGTGTCGATGTAAAAAATCCTAAGATTATACATCACACTGGGGCGAAGGGTAAAGAAATAATACGGGAACAAATGATATGAATTTTTTAATAGAAGCTCTTGAAAAGAAACTTGAAGGTGAGGTTGCGGTGGCAAAGGCGAATATACAAGTCTATATTCAGAATGCCGCCGGTATCGGAGAACATTCGGATATAGTGGAAACTATTGAAAAGGAGATTGCTAAAATCGCAGAAGCCGAAGATAAACTTGAAGTGATAAGGTACTTAAATGTTTGAATATAGATGTAATGTCGTAAGAGTCGTTGATGGTGATACCGTTGATGTAGACATTGACTTGGGGTTTGGTGTGTGGATGCGTAAACAACGTATTCGGATGTATGGTATTGATACACCTGAATCACGTACCCGTGACCTCGAAGAGAAGAAGTATGGTCTTGCTGCCAAAGACTTCTTGTACGGTCTACTTGATGATCCTAAAGGTGTTACACTGAGGACTCATAAGGATGGTAAGGGTAAGTATGGTCGTATCCTTGGTGAACTGTGGAGAACCTCTACTTATTCTGATAAGTCAGTCAACGAGTACATGATTGAGAAACATCATGCGGTGCGTTACATGGGTCAGTCTAAAGAAGATATTGAAGAAGCTCACATTGAGAATAGGAAGTTTGTTATATTATGAGAGTGAATGTTCTGGGTAATGGTGATAACGCTGGACTTTTCCAACGGGGTACGCCTGGAAAACTATTGGTATGTAACATGCCACCCTTTGCTATTCCAAGGCAAGAGGTGTGGGCAACCTGTATGGTAGACTTCAAGATGATGAAGGCACTACAGGAAGGACATATTCAATTGGATATGTATGATTGGGTTCTGGGTACTAGACCAAAGATTTGGATGGAAAATTCTGGAACTTTCTATATGAAGTACTCACATCTAATCAAAGGATTCTATGGACATGTGCCCAAGTATGCGGCGGTGAACGGTGATGTTAGATATGCTGCAACTAACTTTAATTGCGGTCATATGGCAGTCCATTATGCGTGTAATAAAATGCAGGCTGATGAAGTACATATATATGGATTCGATAGTATCTTTGATATGAATCTTGATAGTTTCACTGACCTATTGTTGGAAAGTGATCGTGGCACAGCAAACACAGTTAGACTTGCTGATAACTGGAGACCCATATGGGTTGAGATGTTCAAGGAGTTTCCTGATACTAAGTTTGTATTGTATCATGTTCACCCGAATATCAAGATTCCTGTGGGAGATAATGTCGAAATAAAAGTGGTAAATAATAAAGGTAAGGTGATAAATAATGATTGATGGATTAAATCTCGCACGATGCGAGAATCATGTACTTGTTCGTATGGACAAGGGGTTTGATTTGAATATGGTGTCTGATGTTGAACTTTCTAACTACCGTGATGAAGTATGTGGTGTCGGGCAGAAACTTGTAATTGTTGATGATGACAATCAATTCGTTTACGCAGAGGAGTAAAGTATGGACTGGAAACTAAAACTTCAGGTGATATGGGATCGTGTAGTGGATGTCTGGGACAGGGTGAAGTATAAACTGGGTCTTATCATCGGAGTATTTCAAGTTCTAATCGGGCTGACTCAGAGTCAACCCCTTAGTTTTGCCGCAGGTTTTATTCTGTTTACTCTTACTTGGAACGAGGTGGCCAACGATGTGGACTTCTGGGATCGTTGGGGTTAATCTCTCCTCTTTGCTTCTCTTTCCTTCTTGATCCATTGCTTTGCAGCAGGCGAAGTGGGAGGTCGCTTTACCCATGCACTCATTTTTCGATATGCACCTAAGATTGCGCCTTCAGAATCAGATTCTTCTGAGTTATCGACAATGATCATTTCAGAGCCACGGTTAAAAAAGTTCTGAAACTTACCGAGATTATTCTGCACATCTTTCCACATACCAGTTACCGCAGCGGTAGGCAGTGAACGAGCCCGCATTTTATTGCGTCTTTGTGCAGTCTCTAAGTCAGTGTTAACAAAGATCATAGCCACATCGTACCCTAATTTCTTTAGAGCAGTGGCTTGCTTTTGAATCTTACCGAAATCTTTGCCGGTGCCATCGATGACAAGACCTAACCTTCCACCAATGTAACCTTTCTGTCTCATGCCAGTGACAGTCTTCGCTTTTTGGCGAATCTCCTGTCCCTTGGGAGAAAACATGTTTTTAGGTGTGGGCTCCATGCCTGCTTTCTTGAGCATTCGCTCAAAGGCATCATCTGAGTTTACTAATTTTAATCCAAGAGAAGTAAGACCCGTCTTACCAGCAATGAAAGATTTGCCAGATCCAGGCCCACCCGCAAGGAATACTGCCTTGAAGATTGCGGGGTCATCTACACCCTCGACCATGAATTTCTTGAACTTAATCATTTTAATATACCTTGTATGATTTTTGGAAGTGGGGTAACATTTTATATCCAGTAAACATGTCGGTCAGGAGTTCGTCACCGTGAAAATCGGGTCGGTATGAATTTTCTAATACATACGTAAACACATCAGTCATGTCCTTTGTCTCGCCCACTAGTCGAGGTGGCGCTTCAACATTGTTGAGATGAGGATTTCCTCTCAGATATTCTTCTTTATATAATGAACGCCTACGCACATCATGTAGATCAAAGTCTGGTGTGCAGTATGAAGCGAAGTCATTCTTAATGTCTTCGGCATTAAAATATATGTCTTCCGATGGCATGGGATGTCCTGCCAGAAAGACGCAGTCAAACTTTACACCTTCGGGTGGTGACACTTCATATGCTGAGTCTCCCATCGTATACATTCCATTAGACCTGCAAAAAGTTACACCAAATCCGTCCATCAAATCGTGGTACACACTTGTGTGACCTTCTGGATATGCAACATACATATTTGATGGCAGTTCGTAGTACTTGTTAGTGCACGGCATCATATGATAATTTATATTAGGTACATTTAGAATGTAGGATTCGTCCATCATTCTAGGATATAGAGTGTTTCTAAACGAAGGAACGAACAGAACATTCTGGTACTGTTTCGCACTCAGAATGTTGTTAAGTAATAGTGACTGTGGAATATGTCGTTCTGTACCAAGAATCTTGTCTGTCAACAGGGTAGATGTGTATCCCTTGATTCTTTCTCGTACTAGATTCCTGAATTTATAATCGTTCAATTCTGGGATCAGTGAGACCCGATAGCTTCTATCGTCGTTCACTCCAGTGACTATGTTATACATTGTATCGTACATTAGTAAACCTTATACCATTTATCAACATTGATGATGTTGGATGCAAGTCTACTGTATAAGATCACACTTCTCATATTGGGCATCTCAAGTTCACGATTAACAAAAGCGCCATTGGTCTTATCTATAAGTTTCTTCGGAGTGTTGACTGCCTGAAACATTGTCTGGGCAATAACTGTATTTTGTTTCGGAGTACTGCCCACGATACTTCTTGTGTCGTTCTCATGACGATACACATCAATAAGATCAAACTCTGGTGTGCAATATCTGGTAAATGTTTCCTTGATATCCTTTACGTTAAACTTCCCTTTTGAGTATGCATCACAACCCAGTAGAACAACAGCATCAAACTTGACATCAGCCGGAGGTTTAATTTTGAATGTACTATCTAGTGCAAAAGGTGAATCAACATCTAATGTCTTGACACCATATGACTCATAGAATGGGGTGAACCAATCACCAGACTTTACCTTGGTTACATACATGTTCATCATGGTTCCCGCTGCCTTATGGACTATTGGTACCAGATGATCTCCCGCACTCTTGTGTGCTTGGTGACCCTTAACTACGGTATCATAATCTTTATCCGCAAACGAAGTCACCACAAGGACATTTTTGTATCCAGATAGAGTCAACAATCCTGAAAGGACAGATGCGTCAGTTACCAACCCAATATGATCATTCGGATGCAATGTCTTCCCTTTATACTTGGGAAGTGCTTCCGAGACAGCCTTGAACAGTTCTTCCTTTCTATTAAGGTTTACGATAGCGTTCTGGTTCTGACTGATTGGGTGACATCTGTATAGTAGCATTACTGACCCTTGTAGATATTCTGTATATAGTCCTCGAACTGCTCAATCTTCTCAAGTCGATTGGGCCAGAGGATATACTCTTTCTGAGGATTTTGTTTCAGGTTGTTCAACAATGGTTGGATCGCATTGAACAGACTGTCCAGTTTTTCTTGGGTTTCTGACACAGAGTCGGACACGGACGCAACCTTGGACTGTGCTTGCTGCACTGCCTCCAGTTCGTCTTCGTCTACTAGGGTAAACCCGAAATCGAATAGTTCTTTAGTCATGTGTTTATTTATACAAAAAAAGACTTGACAAAATATGTTTTTGTCTGTATGATGTTAATATATATTCGAGAGGTACCTATGCAATCATTCCACGGATCTATGAAATACGATCAGTCTGGTCGTAAACGCAAGACCAAAGCATGGTCAAAAACCAAGAAGTACAAACCTGAGTTCAAGACGATGAAGTCCTACAGTGTGGGCCCTGCGTGGAGAACCGAGACTGAGACTAAGTCTGTGCCTCTTACTGCCTATACCCCTGATAGGGACATTACCTTCCAGTTGGAAGAGTCCAAGAACTTTACTGTTGCTCCTGCGTACAATAAGGGTGCTTATCAGGTTATTCCAAAAAGTGATATAAAACACATTGGTAAGTAGATATTGATCTAAGAAAGTGTTTGACTTTCCCTGTGATATCGCCTATAATACTTGTATTGAAAATGAGAAAGGAAAAGAGATGACCCCATTTGTTAAAGAAGAGTTTGTTTGGGACGGTATGTATCTTATGTATCGTGGGCGTCACACCAAGAGTGTGAACTACGAAGTCGCGAGACCTGACTGTCATCCTTCTTGGGTCGGTAAACCAAAACCTGAGTTTATCGCTCGATTCAAGTATGGTCGTAAGCCATGGAAAGCATGGGTCAACTTCCTTGTGAAGAATGTGTCTGTTGAGGAATATTTGGAACTTGCGGAGGAAATCTATCCTAGACCCGCAATGGAAAAACTCGGTTACAAAGGTAAGTAAGGAACTGTTATGTCTAAGTTAGTAATCACCACACAATACATGGAAAACTACTCGTTTGATGTAGACGGGTATCCTTCAACGGAACCCGATGCCTACTTCAAACCAAAGGGTGGCACCACCTATGTCATGGAGAATCTCTCTTCTAGGGATCTCAACGAGATTGCTCACGGCACCTTCATGCCTGTGATTCAGGATCTCGTGTCTTACAACAATGATGTTGCTCGTGAGTATGTCATTAGTTGGGATATTGTCGAGGATGACGCTAAGGTCGGTGAATCTTGGGAAGCTCCTATCTTTATCACTCTTGAGCGTGGTCGCTGGAGAGCAACTCGTACTACCGTGAATGACGAGTACCGTAACCTAGTTCCTGTCATTCGTAGTTACACTGAGTCGTGGCTCATGTTCTCTGATGCCGAGAAGGAATTCGGCACCTACACAAAGGACTATGTAGTCCGTGTCGATGGTGAGGAGCGTATTGCCAAAGAGAACGAGGTTCTCGAACTCATCGAAGAATTCTATGCAAAAAAGAGGGAGACCGCATGACACAGTATCGTCAATCAGTTGAAGAGCAGCGTACTCGTATCGCAGCAGAGAAGTGGGCTAAGGGTGTGAACAATGTCCATGTTCACGGATTATCGTCCATGTGGTACGATGATCGTCCAGAGGACACCTCTGATGGTAAGACCGTGACAGATGTCCAGTACAACGATGGTCACATCCAACGAACTCTGAACGAGTCTGGTGAAGTGGTCATCATGGGAACCAAGTTGACAGGACAAGCACTGATTGATGAATATCAAAAAAGTGGGCGTTAATTGAAAAAAAGTGTTGACAAAAGTTGCTGCATCGCTTATAATACTTGTATTGAGAATGAGAAAGGAACTGAAGAATGTACCACGAATGTGAAGCTGCTGAAGAAATCACTGTTGTCTTGACCAAGAAAGAACTTCATGTCTTGCGAATGGCAGCGATGCGAACTGCAAACGTGATGGCACAGGATATGACTCCTACTGCCCAGAAGCGAGTCGAGTTGATTGACATCGCTACCGAGAAACTAGAACGAGCCTTTTACGGAGTATAGTATGGAAAAATACATTGTTAAGTCACAAACTGGTGAGGTCTTTGCAGGTCTCTATGCCCCAATCACTTCTTACGAGTCGGCGGTTTCATACGCCAACTCCGCTGTATTCAGCGCACAGTTTCCCGAAATCACTGAAGCAACAGTAGTTGTTGTTACTAATGATGGTACAAAAACCGTTTATAATACTGAGGAGCGTGTATGAAACACCTAAAAAGAGCGATCATATTTGTGGTCGATAGTTGGAGACTTGTAATGGATGTGAGATATAATCCATTGAGATATGTCAAAGATCCTAGTCTACAAATGTATTTCACCTTGGCATTGTTTACAATGTGGAGTGCATACTTCGGTTTTGTGGCAAGTGATCACCTAGGCTGGGTAGACTACAGTACCTTAACCAGTATATTTATTCACTTGGGTGTAGTTATACCGATAGCGTTTACTAATGCAGTCTTTACGGATGCTGAACGCGATGGTTCTAAATGGTTACGTGAATGGAGAAAGAAGTAATGCCTATGACATTTGTTGAAGAGAGTCGGTACCAGTTACTGCGTGAAAAGTTTGATGTTCTCACTGAGGGCATGGACGATTGGAAGATGCCCATCGTGGGTGTTGTCCCAATCCGTGAACTTGATGACTATCGTGATGCCGTCGAGTTCATGACCGGATCTCAACTGTATGTTGTCAAGCAGGTTAATGAACCTAACTTTGGTGACATGAAAGTTCGTGCAGAGGGTTACTATGTAGCACAGGGTGAAGGGTAATGAATGTCTTTCACCTATCTGTTAATCCAGTGAAGGCTGCGCGTATGCACTTGGATAAACACGTGGTCAAGATGATCATCGAATATGCCCAGCTCATGAGCACGGCACATCGTGTTCTTGATGGTGAAGAGTACTATGATAAGACTGCGATTGGTCGTAAGATCAAACGTTGGAAACATCCGAACTCTAACCTAGAGAACACTCTCTACAAGGCGTCCCATGTGAATCACCCTAGTGGAATATGGACTCGCAAGACATCTGCAAACTATCTGTACCTACACCAGATGTGGGAAGAACTTTGCAAAGAGTATACCTACCGATATGGAAAAAAACACTTGACAGAAAGGAAGTTATCTGGTATACTCTCCTACATTCCTGAAAACATACCTGATGGTGGGTTGACGGAATTCGCGCAAGCAATGCCTGAGTATTGCAAGCGTGAAGATCCTGTAGAAGCATATCGTTTCTACTACATTAACGAGAAGAAGCGATTTGCTAATTGGACAAACCGTGCAATGCCAGATTGGTACCAACAAGCAGTCGGTGGTTTTTAATATGGAGAAAGACTTGAATTATCAAGAAATCGTTGACACCTTACGTCAAGGTGTGGTAGACTTATCATTCACAAAAGTGAAGGATGGTGCTATACGTGAAATGAAGGCAACTCTAGTATCAGATTTGATACCAGCAGATAAGATGCCCAAGACTGATGCGAATGCAAACACTGAGAAGAATCAACTTGCGGTGCGTGTGTTTGACTTGGACTTGGCTGACTGGCGTTCGTTTCGTGTAGACTCTTTGTTGTCATTCAACATGGAGAGTCCGTACCCATCAACTCATGACCTCATAACTGGCGCATAGACTATATACCTTATGGCAAAAAAACTTACAGCAGCACAGAAAGCAAGGAAGACTAGGGAAGCGAAGAACAAACGTGCCCTAGAAGAACTTGGATTTGAACGTGGCAAAGTGAAACGTAAACGCAAACCTATGACTGCGGAGCAGAAGAAGGCAGCGGTAGAGCGTCTCGCAAAGGCACGGGAAGCACGTGGTGCGGATGGTAGTAAGTCTGTCTGTGAAGACATACGAGATCTACCAGAAGATCACTTTTTGCATTGGAAGAAGGTCAAGCAATGGTTGAAGTCTAATCAAGACGAACTGAAGGCAATGCGTAGTTATAAGAACTCGAAGGCCTCTAAGGAGAGATCAGAATACATTGCTCTGGAGAACTATGTCGATAATCTAAAGAAGTACCTTGCGAATGGTGTCTGGTTAGATTATCGGTATGGTGAACAACGCGAAGGTCGTATACAGTACAAGGTTGAGGCAATGGCCTACCATGCTGACGGTACACCCAAGCGTACAATGGGATGGTGGTATCCCGATATCCGACAGACTTGGACACCCGAACTGATGGAAGAGTTTGACAATGATAAGGAATATGCCAAGCAATTTCACAGTTCTTCTACTATTATAAATAGTGATGAGGAGGAATAGATGAAAGTTGATTTCCAAATGGGTGGAGTGGATTCTTCTTCGGAAGAGTCCAACTTCATGAACAAGAAGAAGTTCACCAAGATGACCGAAGATGCGGTCAGACAAAAATCAATGTCCTATATGGACGCAGTGGTTTATCTCTGTGAAGAGAATAACCTAGAGATTGAGGATGTCAAGAAATATATCGCGACATCTATCAAAGAGAAGATTGAGGTTGAAGCAATGAACCTTAACTTTCTCGAAAAGGGTGAGGCCTTACCCTTAAAATAAAGGTTGACAAAACGATTACATTATGGTATAGTGGACACACAATCATACAAGGAAAATACAAAAATATGTCTTTTGCAAATCTAAAAAATAACCGTACCGACATCACCCAGTTGGCAGCAGCCGCACAGGCGATGGGAGGCGGTGCCAAGCAAGGTAACAACAAGTACGAAGACTTGCGCTTCTGGAAACCTACGGTAGATGAATCAGGTAACGGTTATGCCGTTGTTCGTTTCCTCCCTGCGGCAGAAGGTCAAGAACTCCCTTGGGTACGTTACTTCGATCACTTCTTCAAAGGGCCTACGGGTCAATGGTATGTTGAGAAGTCTCTCACGACTCTGGGTAACAATGACCCAGTGAGTGAATACAACTCACGACTATGGAACTCTGGTATTGAAGAGGACAAAGAAATCGCACGTAAACAGAAGCGTAGACTTCACTATGTTGCGAACATCATGGTTATGAACGATCCTGCCAATCCTGCCAACGAAGGTAAAGTATTCATGTACGACTTCGGCAAGAAGATCTTTGATAAGATCATGGATAAGATGCAACCAGAATTTCCAGGCGAAGAACCGATCAATCCGTTTGACTTCTGGACTGGTGCTGACTTCCAACTGAAGATTCGTAATGTTGCGGGATATCGTAACTATGATAAGTCTGAGTTCAAGGCTCCTGCACCGTTACTGGAAGCAGATGAGACGCGACTCGAAGCAACTTATAATCAGTTGCACGACATGTCAGAGTTTACTGCTCCGTCTTCGTACAAGGCCTATGACGAACTGAAAGGTCGTTTGGAAGTTGTACTGGGTCAATCAACGGGTGCTGGTGCAACCATCAAGAATGACTCACTGACCGAGACTGCGGAAGTAGTATCTGCACGTGAACAAGAACCACAGGTTATCGCCTCTGCTCCTGAACCGAATATCACGGCAGCAGCAGACGAGGATGATACTCTAAGTTACTTTGCTAAACTTGCAGCAGAAGACTAAACTCTTCTATCCTTTGAGGGGCACTTCGGTGCCCCTTTTTTTATGCTAGTTTACCCAACTGACATTGTGGAAATTATCAGCGGCTCTATCAAGGTCATCTGTCGCGGGTGATGGGTCACCATACATCGCAGAACTACTCTGGTTGTTATTGGTAGTAGTCTGTGGAGCAATGACCGTAGCACCACCACCAGCACCTTGTGACTCAAGGAACTTGATCTGATCCTGTAGTTCGCTAATACGTCTCTCCGTTATAGCACCAGCATTCGTATTTCGTTCTTCGGCAGACATGCCAGCGAAACGTCCCTCGTTTCTTGCTAACTGAGACCTACGTCTTTCAATTTCTGATGCCCTTACCTCTGGATTCGCGAGTCTCGCTGCTCGTCTTTCTTTTGCTGCCTCTGCCCTTGCAAGCATCGCTGCCTTTTTTGCCTCACGTTCCGCAGCATTCCTAGCAAACTCTGCTTTACCTTCTTCTGAATCGGCATAGGCAGTGAACTCCTTTGTCGCATCATTCATGGGTTTGGTCTTGAGCCCAGGCGCAGTTGCTTCTTGTGTCTTTAGGACTGTTTGAGGTGGTGGTTCCGTGACAGTTACCTGCGGCCCTTGACCACTAGCGGATCGTCGTGCTTGTTCTTGTTTTCGTAACGCACGTTGTAGACCTTTGTTACCTTCTTTCACTTCAGGAGGAGGAGCGTCTTCTTCGTCATCACCGAAACCAAAGATACTCTTCACACTATCCAAGGGACTTCTAACGAAGTCTAATACCATATCCTTTAACTTCATTAGGGAATCAAAGATAAAATCAGTGATAGAGATGGAAGCAAGTTTTTCTTTGAAATCCTCAAACCCGAACAGACCTGCAACGAAACCAACAAGCATCTTACCAAGGTCAAGGATACCACCGATGAATCCTGAGACGAATCCAGCTATCGCACCCATGATACCACCAAAGATCTTCTCTCCCAGACTACCTTCGGTTTCCTCGAATCCTGTCATAGCACCACTGAATGCATCGATGACACCAAAGATGAATGCGGTGATAGGCCCGCCAAGGAACCTACCTAGTCGTTGAAATACACTAAAGAAAGGTTTGGCTACTTCTGCGATCTTAGAAATAAACCCACCAGCATCCTTTGCTGTATCTGCAACCGTACCTATCTTGGAGAACACACCCTTGATATCGTTAAACAATAGTTGTAGGTTATTGAAGGCTGGACGGAATACGGCAAACGCAGCACCCAGTCTAGCAGGGAAACTTTTGAAGTCACTTGCTACTATAGTAACCTCTTTTCCAACAGCCCCAACTGTAGTCCCCACCTTTTTGAATGCATTTACGAAGTTGAATACGCCTCTCCTGAACCCTTCAAGACCCTTATCGAGAAATGATACTTCAGTTTTTACACCACCACCGAAACGCTTGAAAAAATCTGTGATACCATCTGTAATACGTTTGATTTGTTTACTGAAGAACCCTTTGGTAAAGAGATCCAGACTATCAACGAAACCACGGAAAATACCAGCAACAGCACCGACTACTGCGGCACCAGCCGCAACAAGTGCTGCTCCAATAACACCCAGACTAGACCCTTTAACGGCAGCGCCACCCGCAACGAGATCACCACGACCAGCAGGAGCCTTCTCTTCCTTCTTCTCTCGCTCTTTCTCTAGATCGTCACCCTTACTAGCAGACATAGACTTGAAGTACTTCTCAAACTGTTTGTTGAGAGTGACAAGTTGCCCTAACTGTTCTTTGTCTCGTTGTTCAGACGCAGCGTTATTTAGACGCAGTTCTCCTGTTACCTTATCAAGTGTTGCCATTTGTTATCAACGCCTTTGTTGTTCTTTCATCTGTTCTTCTCGTTCTTTCAAGTGTTCCTCAAGTAACACGAGATAGACCTCTCTCTCCCAAGGCATCATATGTTCGATGTCTTGTAGTGAATACTGAAAGTGCTGCATCAACGCGAAGTTGGTCTTAAAATGATTGACCAAAGTATCGTGTGAGAGGCACACTAAAAAAAATCTTGGATACCCTCCAGAGTAATCGTGCTATCTTCTCCACACTTGGAACACGTGAACTCTATATCCTTTTTCATGGCAGGTACAGTCTTCAAGAATTCACCTACCTGTTCAAACTGTTTATTCGTCATTGAGTCGATAAACCCACTCAACTCCTTTCTGCTTACATCACTCGCGAGGAACTGTTCATCCTCTGTCATTATGGATACAACACAATCCTCTAACATAGCAAACCCAAAGTCTGCCTCCGTCATACCATCCTTATAATGTCTCACAAACGAGTCGTATGTCGGGTATCGCATCTCAATAGAGATATCATCAGTGAGTTGAATTACATTATCAACATCAGTCTTGAATACCTCTACCGTTGATAGATCAACACTCACTTCAGTCGTGCCGTCACACTCTTCTTGTTGACACCTCACCGTCAGGTTAGATGACTCACCCACAGACTTACTACGAATCTGGGTGAACATATACTCCACATCAAATGTGGCCAGTTCAGAGGATACAATATCCTCGTAGACACATGCGACTACCGTGTCCATCATTGCTCTCATTGCCTGTTTCTCATCCTGAGACTCAAACGCAGAGAGTAGAATCTTCTCTTCCTTGACCAAGTAGGGTCTGTATGTAATCTGCCTGTCCGATGACGGAATCGTCATCTCATACTTCAAGGTATCATTTAACTTAGGTAATGCCATAATATGCTCCAAATATTATAAAAACTTCCTGATCAATTCGCCTGCAATTCCTTCAATGAAACCACCGCCACCAGCGTCACCACTTTTACTTGACCAATTCTTGTAAGACAATTGTACGGTTACTTCCATCAACTGCCCATCGTCACCCAACGGTATTTCGTTTAGTGTAGTTGGGTATGCTTTATCTAGGACTAAAGTATAGGTGATATCATCACCAAATACTGCATTCAAATCAATCTCACCCTGTGCAAGATCTAATGGCCCTAGTCTTGGTAATCGTCCCCTGATAGATGATGGGATCTTACCCGAATCAAATATCTCTTTCTTATAAAGAGGAAACGATGTACCTTTCTTGATGTGTTGAATAATGACCGGATGGGTATAGTCATTGTAGTATCCAACTTCTAATGTCTCTTGGTTTACTGCGAGGTTCTGCCACTGTTCAAAGTAGGTTCGTACCTTCATGTCATTCATACAGATAAAGGTCAGGGTGATATCACCTACCGCATATCCGTATGCCTGTTTAGTGGTCGTTAGACCAATCTGGTTCTCGGTAGATAAGATCTGACGGCCAGGCAATGATGCTGCCTTGCACAATAGGTTCATCTCTCTTGCATCACCGTTGATAGGTGGCAGGAAAATCTTGTACAGATTTCCCATGGCGAACCCACCACCCGCACCCACTTGGGACTTGAAATCATCAATACGAAATGCCATTAGTCTTTACCTATCATCTGTCTTGAATCGTAGAACACCTTCTGAGAGTTGGACTTTCTCCAACTTGCGGTTGGTAGGAATGTAGCAATCTCCCACTCAGGCGCGGGTACTTCTGCAAACTTACTCTGTACATGCTTGGTCAAGTAGTGCTTGAAGCATGGTTTGTAGTATCGTAACTTGGAGATACTCTGTAGTCGTTTGTATGTGATGTTGAACTTCGCATCATCACTGGTCTTGCTAGACGCAACCTCCATCAACGAATCCAACATCTTTGCTCGTAACAAGGGTGGTAGATAGTGTAGGTTGAGACCATAGAACCCACCCTCTGCGGGCCCCACAACTACCACCAACGGAAATGTATCATAGTATGGTAGTGTGTCTTTGCCTTTGGGATCATAGAAGAACATCTGCATCGTACCAATAACACCTCGTTGGGCTCTGGTCTTTAGTGGTTCCTCTTTCATCAACTCTTGTCGGTTGATGGAACGCATGTTGGATGCTTTCTTTCTGAACCATTCACGCGATTCTTCGGTACGGGGTGTTACACCAGCACGGAATGCCTGTAGTTCTAATCTGTTGAATATGTTACTCATCTGCCTGGCCCACTACTATGCCAATCTCTTGGAGTATTATTTCGTTCTCTTTTTTTATCGTTTGACTTGAAATATTTAGTAGCATTAAGTCTATCTATTCTTTTTCTTTTTCCAGAATCCCACACTTTCTGAACACTTTCACTCATCAACTTACCCCACTCTGGGGTTTTCATATATGAAGTATCACGATATTTTACTGCAAGTCGGTTTGCTTCTGCTCCAGATATTTGTCCCGATAATGCTTTCCACGCAATATAATCACCCTTTCTGCCATACTGTTCGTATAACTTACGATGTGCATCTGCGTGTTCTTCAATAGTCAACTCCACCAGATTAGATGGGTCATCTGTGCCGCCAGCGTGTTTTGGAACTATGTGATGTTTATGTTTCATAGTTCTATTTATACTTATTTTTTACGTTTTTGAAAAGGTTTAAGGGGTTTTAATGTCTTCATTGGTTTTGTTGATTTGGGAATGAGAGTCTTCAGTGGTTCGTTCTTCTCTGTCCAGATAGCAAACTTCCATCCACGATCTGCGGCATACTCCTGTGCGGCCTCCCACTTATTGATGTTCTTCACATAGGTCATGCTCTCAGATATAAACCTCTTGGTTCTTCGGTTACCCGTGGGTATACGAGTCTCCTTGTCTGGTTTGATCTCTATCAACCATGTAGACCCATCCTCAAGTACCATCTTCAAGTCCATAAAATATCGATGATATCTCTTGTCAACCTCATATAAGTATGGTATAATGACTTCCTCGGAAGACCACTTCTTTACCTTGGGGTTAGTATCACACCACTTAAATGCGTGTTTCTCCCATAGGGAACGGTACACCACCTTCGTATGGTCTCCCTCATACTTCTTTGTATTTTTTACTTTATATGTCCCAGAATATGCCATGAAAACCTTATAAATAAAGACAATAGTTTTTAACTTATTTATCGGATTAGTAAAATGGCAGAACCGAATGAAGTGCAGGGTATTGCTGCGGCGAGGGCAGTAAAAGACCTAGAGTACCCTCTCAACAACCCTGACGAGTATAAGGGTAGACTGGTGTTCAATGTCATGGAAGAACCAGAGACCGACTTAGGTAACCTTGCAGAAGCAGCAAGTAATATTGTCAAGGCTGGTGTGGACAAACTCAGTGAAATCACCGGACAAACACCAGCACAAACAAAACAGTCGGTAAAGGAACATAAGAACGGGCCTAATACAAGTGTCCCAATCATAAAAGAAAGACCGTTGATCTCAATGGGAAGACAAGTATCCTTGTATCTACCTGCTGGACTTCAGTATCGTGACAATGTTACCTACGAGAACTTTGACCTTGGTGGTGCGGGTGCTGGAGCAGAAGCAGCACTACAGGGTGGATCAGGTGCCATTGCGGGTTTGATTGAGGGTGGCATGTCAACCCTATCTGCTGGACTAAAGGGTTCAGCAAACAAGGATCTTGCCAAACTAGGTGCGGTCAAACTTGCGATGAAAGGCCCTGACGAAGTCGCGGGAGCATTCAGATCTGCTGGTGGGGTCACAACAAACCCCAATACTCGTGTGTTGTTCAAGTCTGTTGGACTGCGAGAGTTTTCCTTTGCGTTTAAGTTTCTTGCTACCTCTGCACGAGAAGCAGAGGAGATAAAGGAGATCATCAAACTATTCCGAACTGAGTTGTATCCAGACACGATCAATATTCCTGTCGGAACGAGTGAGATCTCTATTGGGTATAGATTCCCCAATAAGTTTCAGATCACGGTTGAGTATGATGGTGATGAGATTGCTACTCGTATCAAACCATGCTTCTTACGAGATGTAAGTGTGACCTACAACAATACATCCATGTCCATGCATGAGGACGGTAACTTTACTGAGATTGAAATGTCTCTGTCATTCCAAGAAACCAGAACGCTCAGTAGAAAAGATGTTGAAGAGGAAGGATTCTAATGACAACAAAGTATTTCAAACCATTTGGTATTGTTCCATATCGATTCGGAGATAACGAACCTGCTGTCATATTTGATAATCTGACCCAGTATGTTGATCTGATTGATTCATTGAAAGATAATATATCATTTTACAATAAGTACACCATAATCAGCGGAGAGAGACCCGACACATTGTCATACAAACTCTATGGTACAACAGATTACTACTGGACATTCTTTCTGTTGAACGATCATGTCCGTCTATCTGGATGGCCTGTGGAGACCTACAATATTTTGACAGAAGCAAAGTCTAAGTATCCGTATCGTATGGTGACCACTAACTCAAACATAGCAACCTCATTTCCGGTAGGTCAGATTGTTACTGGTGTGTCCAGTGGTACGCAGGGTAAGATCATTAAACGTAATCTTGATATGGGTCAACTCGTTATTGACACTTCAGTAACGCCAGGCGCTTACTTTGGTCAGTATCCTAACTCAGTAAACTTTGACCAAACCGAAACCATATCCTATATCAGCGAACAAGATGGAGAGACTTTTACTGCTGCTCTCGTAAAAGCATCTGAACAGTACAATGCAGTTCACCACTACGAGGATGCTAATGGGGTACATCAAGATCTTACTTTGTTTGCCTTTGATAGTCCTAACTCTAGTTGGACACCCGTAACTTATCGTGATAGATTGGAGAGACGAAACGACGAGTTGAAAGAGATCAATGTATTGAAGGACGATGTTGTAGATAAGGTGGTATCTGAGTTCAATAACTTCCATCGTATAGAAGCATAATGCCGAAACTAAATAAATCACAACAGTTTAAGATCACCGAGGCTGCGATCAGTGCAGACCGCATGGGTGGGTTTGAAGCGAGTTTCTTTGATGTCAGGACATCTGTCGCTGAGTTAAACATCTTTGAGAGTCTGGACAAACCTTACTTGACGGGAACAGTGGTTATTCTAGATGACAAAGCACTCTTTGATAAGATTGATTTTCAGGGGACAGAACGGTTTCTGATAGAACTCTCTTCTGCTGAGAACGATCTGGACACAGTCTTTGAACGAGTCTTTATCATGACTGGTGTGGAACGATCCGTAAAGTCCACAGACAACGGTAAGTCTAGCATGTATGTCTTTACCTTACTGGACGAACATGCATTCCTAGCACAGATGAAGAAGATCAGTAAGTCGTTTAGTGGTAAGATTGATGATATCTTGATCAAGTTACTTGCCACTGAAATGAACATGGATATTGACCTATCATATCTACTGAACTCAGAAGGCAATAGAAGCACTCCTGTACAGACAAACATTAAGGGTATTATTCCGAACCTGAATCCATTACAGGCAATCAAATGGTTGACAAGTCGGGCGACCACCATAACAGGGTCTCCATTCTTTACCTATGCATCCATGCATGATGATAACTTACGTCTGGGCAATCTGGATACCATGTTATCACAACAAGCATTCAACTCAAGACTACCTTACACATATAACCCTGCCAACGTGGCTCAGGCAGAGGCCCAGACCGAGTTGGAGAAGACCTTCGCGATTAAAGCAATGAAGGCATCCAAACAAGCAAACACTCTGAAACTAGTACAAGAGGGTGCTTTGTCAGCAGGGTATTGTAACACAAACTTGAATACGGGTCAAATCTTTTCGCAACATCATACCATAAGAAATACCTTTAATCACATGAATCAACAAGGTGTCATTGGCAACAATCAAAATGTCTTTGACCCAGCGTTTACTCTGGACGAAACATTGGTTGATGTTTTTGAACCAAGAATATATCACACCGTGACTTCTAGTGGTACTTACGGTAGATACAAGAGTTATCATGATGAGTTTGATGCTACCAAGTTCAAGAAGAAAGTTGAACGACGAGGTATTCTCAATCACTTATACAAGAACATGATGAATGTGGTGATAGAAGGTGCTGGGTTTATTGTTTCAAAAGCAAGTGTTGGTGATATCGTCAACCTCAAGATCGTGAACGACAACTCTGAACAGGACAAAACTGCAAGTGAAGAAGAGTTGATAGATAAGAGTAAGTCAGGAGACTTTATTATTTACGATACTCGTCATACCTTCTCAGGTACACAACACACGGTATCAATGAATGTGTGTAAGCTGGAGAGACTTTCGTGAGCAGTATCCTTAGTGAGTTTTATGGTGACAACTCCAGATGGTTCATTGCCACTGTCGTAGATGCCTCACCACCATATGGTTTTGAAGGACGAGTAAAGATTCGTGTTCATGGACTGCATACAGAATCTACCAGACTCATTCCTCAGAATGATCTACCGTGGGCCCAGTGTGTCACTCCTACAACAGAGGGTGGAATATCTGGAATAGGTCGTATGCCTCAGTTACAACCCAACTCTTTGGTGTTTGGTATGTTCATGGATGGCAAGAACTCTCAGACTCCTATCGTACTGGGATCACTTCCACACATTGAACTACCTACTCCTGTTCAAAGAGGTCAGGTAGAAGAGGATGTCGGAGAAGATAACAAACCTGAAGGACTATTCCAGTCCATCGTCGCGGCAGTAAAACCCAAAGATGCAGATATTGATAATGAAGATACTGGTGCTGTACAAAACCGAGTATTACAATCGCGACAAAAGACCTCAGTAAAGTTCTTTCTCAACCTTGGGTACAGTGTGAAACAATCAATCGCGATGACTTCGGCATTGACCATTGCGTCCGGTATGAGAACTGGTGTGAATAAACAGTCGCGAGGACTTGCCAACTTCTCTAGAAACAGGTATACAGACTTACAAAACTTCTCAAATGATTTTGGATTCTTCATGACTCAGTTGGCCTTTATTGCCTATGAGTTGAAGGGTACACAAACCAGTGCCAATATTAGATTGTTACAAGCAACTAACTATGAGGGTAAAGGTGGTATCTGTGAGGTGTTCTGTAAGTACTACCTAAACAATGGTGATGCGACATTTATAAAACAAGTCGAACTACAAGCAAGACGATTGGTGGATAGGATAGTCTAATGGCATTGAAAAAATCAGATCTTGATATTGTCTTAAAGGCAGAAGAAAACAAACGATCACTAAACAATGCGGTATATGCTGATACCTCGGTACAGGCAGTAGAAGAGAAGTTTGCCAAGACCACCAGTAAGATTGGTGCGATTGATGGTCAGACCTTGGGTGGTATTAAGAGTCTTGGAGAATCCGCGATATCACCCAATGAAGTTCTCAAGGATGGTGTGGGTAAAATCACCGACAGTATTCCTGGCTTGAGTGGAACGGCAAGTCCTTCTGCGGCACTACCTTCTATTGTGGGACTTCCTGCAATGACTCAGTCAGGTGGAGATACTGCGTCTTCTGCAATGGCAGTGGTAGGTGGTGGTGCACCCCAAGATGTTCAGGAAGCAGTTGATAAGGTAACAACCATCTCCGGTGAATCAATGACGGATATATCCGAGTTCACCGCGACGATTGCAGATAATGACGAACTGTCAAGTATTACTGCTGCTCTTCCTGATCTGAAGATCCCTAGTATTGATGATGTTGTTGGTGAGGTTACTCCGGTTGCATCTCTGAGTAGTGTTGCGGATACTGCCAAGGATGCGGTATCTGATGCCACTGGTATTGGTGGACTGACCGCAAAGTTACCTGATCCCAAGAACTCATTATCTAAGTTTGGTGATGTCAAGGCACTTTCCAAGACCGTATTAAAAGATACCAACTCGGTGGTTGATAAGTTTACGAGTGATGTTTCCGATTTCACTTCAGCCTTTAATCAAAGGACAGAGACTGGATTATCCGGTGTTTTACAGAATGTGGCAGAAAAACTAACCGGAAGTGCGAGTGCATTTATTCAGAATCTAGTTCCTGGCGGTATCTCTGCGACAGAGAAAGAGAGACAAGAGATCCTTGCTCAGTTTGCAACTAAAGATCCTGTAGAGAAAACTAAAGCAGTCAAGTCATTGGCAAATAAGTCACCTAATGTCTCGGATAGGATGAAAACCGTAATCGCAGAACAAGATGCGACTACTCCTATACTCCTGAACGATAAGGTAGTGAACGAGGCAAACAAACAGGGGGTTCCTGCGGCGGAGGTTGAGGCAGCCACAAACGAGATTATTACTATTGACAATGGTCTTAGTCAACTAGATACCACGATCAGCGGGTCTGTTGTTGTGGATGCAAGTCTGTTTGACGAGGGTGTTCCGGTTGATGCCAACAACGCGAAATGGACTGGTCGTACCACTGGAGATGAAGTCTTCACTTATATCGCATCTGTAGAGGAACTGGACGCTGAGTTTGCGAGTATCAAACGAGATATCACTGAAGTGATTGTACACGCAACCGAATCTTATACTGATAAAGATATTGGTGCGATAGAGATCAACAACATTCACAATGAACTAGGCCATGATGGTATTGGATATCATTATGTTATCCGACGAGACGGTAGACTTCAACGAGGCAGACCGATCAACCGTAACGGAGAACATGCCGTAGTGAATGGACATGATGTATATTCTATTGGTCTCGTTCTGGTGGGGGGTCTAAATATTTCATCGGGGGGAGAAAACCCAACCGACTTTAGATCTGCTCAGTCATTTACACGCGAACAGTACACGACACTTGAAAAGTTTCTACGATCATTCTATCGTAAGTATTCAGGTGGTCAAGTGTTTGGTCATAATGACATTGATGAGGTAGAACTTGATCCATATTTTGATGTGGTAGATTATGTTGAGTCGGTATTCCGCAAGACTAATATCACTACTGATCCTGTCAGCAAAGGGCCATTGAGTCCACCGGAGATTGTGAATGACAACTAAGAAGGACAACTACGATTTAAGGGTTGGTAAACTTGGTTCTGGTAACGAGGACACCCTCGGTGTACCCTATGATGGTATGCAAGATCCTACCGGAGAGTATCCCAAGCGAGACTACAACTTTGGTTCGTCTGTCAACCAAGCCGCGCGTGGATTAAAGATAAATGATCTGTATGTGGGTGGTGGTGACTTTGGGGTGTCTCTCAATCTACAACCACAGAGACCATCAGAGTATCCGTTCAACCAAGTACAAGAGACTACTTCTGGTCATGTTATTGAACAGGACGATACACCAGGCGGTGAACGAGTACTAATCAAACACCGCACAGGTGCGGGTGTAGAGATGAGAGCAGATGGATCTGTTGTTATCTCTGCTGTCAACAATAAGGTGGAGGTCACAGGTGGTGATCAGACTGTCATTGTAGAGGGACACGGAAACCTCGTCTACAATGGTAATCTAAACCTGAAAGTGACGGGTGACTATAATATTGATGTTGGTGGAAACATGAACCTCAATGTCGCGGGTAATAAGGTTGAGGCGATTGAACACAATCATAAGACCACCGTAACGGGTAACTCAACCTACACCACCAAGAAGACCAAGACAACAAAGACGATTGGTACTCATACGGATATTATGTTAGCAGACAACAACCAGTTTGTCAAGTTTGATCAGACAAACTATGTTGAGGGTAATATAGAGATAGCATCAGAAGATAACATCTTTGTGTCTGGTAAGGAGTCCTTTGCGGTATCCTCCAAGAACACCAATATTACAGGTGCGAAGTATGTCTCTGTTCTGGGACAGAAGGGTGCAATCGGTGGTAAGAAGGTTGACTTCACTGGTAATGTTTACCAAGGTAATGAAGGTGCATTGGCAGAATCTTCTGGTGCAATCTTCCACGGTACATTCAAGGGTATTGCAGACGAAGCGATTCGTTCCTATAATGCGAATGTGGCAGATGCAGCCAAGACTGCATTCCAAGCACAGAAGGCCGGAACTGCGGGTTCATTAGGAGCAGCGGGTGCTGCATCTGACCCAACTGTCGCAGAGGCAACTAAGGTACAGGCAGCGATCACAGGTGAAGCCCCACTCACACCTATTCTTGTGGTCTCACATGCAACTTCAGGATCATACGCAATCAAGAATGTCGTGGTGGATGCGGGAGACACTCTGAAGAACAAGATCCTGTTGACCGATGATTACGAACAGGTGTTTGATAAGATTCCGACAACCCAAGAGATTCGATCAGCCTTCCGTAACTCTAGTACACGAGATAAGGTGGGTGGTATTCTTGTTTCCGAAGAAAGACTGAACCCAGACTATCAATCAAAAACACCTCCTGCCATCGGTAGGACAGTAAAGAAATCACCATCATCTAGATTTGGATTTGAACCTATTGGTAATGCGGTAGAGAACAGAGGGAAGAGATTTACACCATGATAGTATTAGTTGATCCGGTATACAATCCAGAGTTCCGCAGTGACATAAACTCTTCAACCAGACTTGCGCCTGGGATTACTATTGCCAAGTTCCTTGGTGCGTATGGTGACAGAACATCTTTCAATCATGTGGCAAGTAAAGATTCCAGACTACAGATTGCTCGTAACCTGTACATGCAAGCAGAGGCCATGAGGATTATCAATGGCAACACCGAGAACTTCAATGATGTCCGACTGATCGTATCGGAAGGTGTCTTTGACCTAAAGACTATTGATCTGTCTGATGATGCGATGGGTAAAAAGGGTAACGGTAGATTAGTATACTATCAAGTCATTGATAGAGAAGGTAATATTGACCTAGAGAAGACCTTTGATGTTGCCGAGTATTGGAAGGATTACATCAACTTTGGTACTCTCTACTTGGACTATGACACATACAATATTGATGGTAGTGTGACCGCACAGATTGGTCTGGAGTTTCCGAATATGCCAGCGACATTTGATGTCACCTTTGATCGTAATGTAGAAACTTATTTCAATAATGAGTTGATGAGTGGTGACGAATTAGTAGAAATCAAAGAAAAAGATTAAATAAAAGGTTATAAATAGTACTATGGCAATACGTAGAGCATTCGCACAAGAAGATAGAGATCTCCAGACAGCCTCGATTAGTACTACGAGGGTGCGGGACTATGTCGATATTGATTTGACTTTTAAGGCAAAACCTTCTAGTGGAGAGATCTTCAAGAAGAATGGTGCTGCATCAGTCAAACAGGCGATCAAGACACTGGTTATGACCAATCTCTTGGAGAAACCTTTTCGTCCACGATTTGGTGGTAACATAAGGGCACAACTGTTTGAGTTGGCTGACCGTGGCAAGTCTTCAGTTCTGCGTAGAAATATCATACAAAATATTCAGGTGTTTGAACCAAGGGCAGAGATCATAGATGTGATCGTGAATCTGCAACCTGATAGACATAGTTTAGATGTAACTATTAAGTTTAAGGTAGTAAATACTGATGAGGAAGTCGAGTTTACTACCACACTAGCAAGGTTAAGATAACATGGCAACAACAATCAAATCCACATCATTAGACTTTGATGCGATTAAGAATAACCTCAAGACTTTTCTTGCTCAGAAAGAAGAGTTTCAGGATTATAACTTTGAGGCATCTGGACTGTCTAATATTCTAGATGTTCTGGCGTACAATACCCATTATAATGGTTTGACCGCCAACTTTGCCTTGAACGAATCTTTCCTTGGGACTGCACAACTGCGTAGTTCTATCATCTCCTTGGCAGAGGGAATAGGATATATTCCAGACTCAAAGACTTCCTCTCAAGCAATCATTAAGATGTCCATTAATCTTAGTGGTGTGACAGATCGTCCCAACACGGTACAATTAAATGATGGTTTCAAGTTCAATGCGACTGTCGATGAAACGGAGTATGTGTTCCAGACCATAGAAGACCTTACTGCCACAGATAACGGTGAAGGTCTGTATATATTTACTGACGCCTCTGGGGAAAGTAACATCAAGGTCTACGAGGGAACTCAACGAGTCAAAACCTTCCTTGTGACCCAACAAGAAGAGAACCCAGTCTATATCATACCCGATACTGAGATGGATATTTCTACTGCGGTTGTGCGTGTATATGAGTCACCATCTTCTTCTCAGTTTACTACATATACCAACCTATTGTCCGCTACGACAATCAATGCTAACTCTACTCTATTCATATTGAAAGAATCTCCTAATGGATTCTTTGAACTGACCTTTGGTAATGGTACAACATTGGGTCGTTCACCAGCCGCTGGTAGCAAGGTTACGGTCACCTATCTGGCATCAGGTGGTAGTGCTGGTGATACTGCCAAGACATTTGAACCTCAGAGTCCAATCACTGTTGCTGGTGTATCGTACAACGCATCAGTAACTACTGTCGCCAATGCTGTTGGTGGTGGTGAAAAGGAATCTATAGAATCTATTCGTCAGAATGCTCCCTTCCAGTATGCATCTCAAAACCGAATGGTAACAGCCGTAGACTATACCGCACTGGTACTACAAAACTTCTCAACACTGATCAAGGACATCACATCCTTTGGTGGTGAAGAAGCGATCAACCCAGTCTTTGGTTCCGTCTTCATATCAATACTATTCAACTCCGATGTTGATGACACTACGATACAGGTAACAAAGGACTCTATCATTGATCTTGCCGCACAGTTATCTGTCGCATCATTTAATGTACAGTTTGATGATCCAGTCAAGACCTTTGTTGAGACCGAGTTATTTTTCCAGTTCAATCAGAACCTCACAACTCTGTCTCGCAACACGATTCAAGACAATGTAACTCAAGCAGTGTTTGATTATTTTGATACGAATACGGGTAACTTTAATCAGTCATTCCGACGATCAAATCTATTGACTTTGATTGATGATGTTAGTCCTGCGATTCTATCGTCCCGAGCCACAGTGCGTATGCAGAGACGGTTTACTCCGACATTGACACTAGCACAAGATCATGTAATGAGATACGCGACAATTATTGCAATCCCTGACGATGTAAACCATGTGATTACATCTACCGCTTTTACATTGCAAAATAAAACCTGTGTGTTAAGAAATAAACTCGGAACGAATAAACTAGAGGTATTTGATCAAGATGAACGCGCAGTCATTGTAGATAATGTAGGAGACTACGATGGGGATACCGTCAGAATCGTTGGTTTGCGTATCGACAACTTTGTTGGTTCCGATCAGTTCATTAAGGTGTCTGTAACTCCTGCCAACCAGAGTGCCCTGACTCCTCTAAGAAATGATGTCTTGGAGTTTGATGGTAGTAGATCATTCTCTCGTATCGTAGACGTAGAGCCTGGGGTTACTAACTAATGGGAACCAAGAACGATGATACTTTATCGGATCTGAATAGACGAGATATTGCCTTTCCTAAGCACCATGTATCAACGGTGTTACCGGAGTTCTTTGGTTCTACCTATCCTAAACTGATCACTCTATTAGACCAGTATTACGAGTTTGAGGATGGGAATGATTCCCCTGCTCGACTTGCAAATGACTTGTTTTACAACCGAGACATTACTCAGGCAGACCTTGATCTTCTGTCTTATATTGAAGACGAACTCTTACTGGGTCAGTCGTACTTTGAAGGGTTTGCAGACAAACGGGCTGCGGCAAAGTATTCAAATACTCTGTATCGTTCTAAGGGTACCAAATATTCTATTCAACAGTTCTTCCGAACCTTCTTTAGTATTGACCCCGAAGTGATTTATACTAAAGAACAAGTATTCAAGGTGGGTGAAACTGGATCTGAGATTGGTTTTAACTCTCAGAAGTTTATCACTGACAACAAATTATACCAGACTTTCGCTATCCTTGTCAGGTCTGAAATCGCGTTTAATAAGTGGAAAGAACCTTACAAACTGTTTGTACATCCGGCTGGTATGTTTGTTGGTAGTCAGGTTCAGATCGTATCTGCGGTAGAAGATGCTCTGACAGCCCCTCAAGTTATTATTGCACCTCCACCACCTATTGTGATAGAGAACAATGCAAGTTTTGGTGAACTAGCAACTCTTGATTTGACCGCATTGGTGGATGACCTATATAGTGATTCAGATGGTATGTTATCAAGAATTAACCCAGTACTTACTGATTTGAGAACATTCTCTCTTGATCAGATTCAAACAATTGAGAATCAGTATTCTTCATTGCGTGAAGCGCAGACTGCGACATCACCCACATTCGATGATTCGGATCAGTTTGAGACGAATGGTATGGATATGAGTAATAACTTCTTCTTTGAGACGATGGATCAAGAGAAACATATTTTCTATAGTGGTGATTCAGATCAGTATGTAAAACAATTGCTAATTGGCACCTAAAACCCTTATAAATATATAAAACAAACGGATTAGAAAATGGCACGACAAACTATAAATCGTGGAACAACAGCGAATGATGGTACAGGGGATACCCTGCGTACTGCTGCCCAGAAGATTAATGAGAATTTCACTGAATTATATTTATCAGTGGGTGGGGATACTGCATCAGTATCCTTGACTGAAGGTGGTGTTCTATTTGAAGGACAGACTGAAGACGCTTTTGAGACTCTGTTGCAAGTCGTAGAACCGACTGCGGATAGAAACATCTACCTTCCAGATAGCAGTGGTACGATACTCCTAGATTCGGGTGTACAGACTCTGACGAATAAGACTCTGACAGCTCCTGTTTTGACATTACCACAGATTAATGATACCTCTCTTAATCACCAGTATGTTTTTGGTGTCAATGAACTTTCGGCAGACCGCACGATAACTCTACCTGCTCTTGGTGCTAGTGACACATTTGTATTTGCAAATGCGACTCAGACCTTGACCAATAAGACTATTGATGCACTTACATTCTCTAATCCAACACTTCACGGTCTGGCCAATGGTGGTTTACTATTGGACAGTTCAGGTAATGAATACACAAAGTTTGCGAATGTTTCTAATGCAGTGAACTTCCTAACAATCACCAATGCTGCGACTGGTGGTGGTGCTGCACTTGATGTAGATGGAGACGATGCTAACATCAGTCTTAAAATAGGTGCCAAGGGTACTGGTGCTGTAGAGATTGTAAATAAACTAGTTCTTGAAAAGGGAACAGATGTTGCATCTACCACGGCAATTGATCTGACCGAACCACTGACTATCTTCAACTCCGGTAGTAAGATTGTTCCTACTATTGCTGATGGCACTATCCAAGGAGAGTCTAAGATATTTTCAAATGTTGGAGCGGGTGAAGTAAACCTAACTCCTGTGGGTGGCACATCAAATATCTTTGGTATTGACTCTGGTAATGGGTTCATTAAATTTCTTGAAGGTCAGGGATGTCATCTGGTCTGGAATAACACAAAAAGTAAATGGTTCTTCGTGGCCAATAACGGCACGGTAACAGGGTAATAAAATGGCGATTGTAACTAATAGACTAAAAAAGCAAGTTATTAAGAGTCTTCAGGCTGACTTTAATCTTGCGTCTGAAGATTATTATGCGGTAATTGGTCGTTCCGAAGATTGGAACGACTCTGATATTGCACCCACGGCAATAAATACTCAGAGAGAAGAGCGAAACTTTAGGTTATCTGCTCAGTCGGGTAAGGCCATTGTTGACCTATCCTTTGTTGTACCACGATATAACTGGTCATCCGGTGCAATCTATTCAGCATATGATGATGCACAAGTTGGTTATCCAGCACAAACATACTATGTAATGAATGACAATAACCAAGTATACATGTGTATTCAACAGTCTATGAATGCTGCTGGAAACGCACAGGTATCAACTGTACAACCTTCCGGTAATACAACGGGTGTTCCGTTTGATACTGCTGATGGTTATATTTGGAAGTTCTTATACTCTATTAGTGCATTGGATGCAACCAAGTTTGTTTCTGCCAACTATCTTCCCGTGAAGTTACAAGGTGCGACTAACCCAGATTCTCCTGCTCCTGATGTTGAACAACTTGCTGTACAGACTGCTGCGATTTCTGGTCAGATTGTAGGTTACTATGTAGACTCCGGTGGTGCTGGATATACATCAGATCCCACTATCACCGTTGTAGGTAATGGCACGAAGGCAAAGGCTGGTGCGACTACTTCTGGTGGACAGGTTGTAAAGGTAGAACTAATTGATAGTTCTGGTTCTTACACATTAGGTTCTGGGTATGACTATGCCAATGTTGTTGTATCAGGTGGTGGATCACCCAGCAAACCCGCAGCGGTAAGAGCAATCTTATCAACTCCTTTAGGACTTGGAGGTGATCCAAGAGATGACCTTCGTTCCACTGCAATTATGTTCAACGTAAAACCAGAGGGTACTGTTAATGGTGACTTTATTGTAGGAAATGACTTCCGTCAAGTTGGTTTGATGAAAGGATTAAAGGATTCTGCTGCTGGTGTTGACTTCACTGAGGCCAACGGTAAATTTCTAAAGCAACTAGACCTCTCTAGTGTAACGAGTGGATTTACTGCTGATAATACAATCCAAGGTGCTACTTCCAATATTAAGGCACTGATAGATAGAGCAGACTCTGGAGGAAACGGTGGTATTTGGTATCACCAAACCGAAGAAACTGGATTCGGTGACTTCGCTGCTGGTGAGAACATTACAGAAATTGATGGTAACGGAGCAGGCGTATTGAATGCTTCTATTACTCCTTACATAGACCCTGAGATTGATGCGTTTTCCGGTGAACTTTTGTATGTTGATAACCGTGCTGCGGTTACTCGTTCAACAGATCAGACCGAAGATATCAAAATCGTAATACAAATATAATAAGGTATAGAGATGCCAAATACATTTACATCTAACGTATTCTCCACCACATATAAGGACGATTTTGTTGATAGTGACAACTATCATCGAATACTGTTCAATAGTGGTCGTGCACTACAGGCACGAGAACTCACTCAGATGCAGACAATCATCCAAGAAGAGATTGCTCGTTTTGGTCGAAATATCTTTAATGAAGGTGCTGCGGTAAATCCCGGCGGGCCTAGTATTACCAGTGATTTCGAGTTTATCAAACTAAACACAACTACCAATGTATTACCTGCTGATACTACAACACTGTTGGGTACGGAGTTCACTGGACAAACCTCTACGGTAAAAGCACGAGTACTGAAAGTAGTTGCTGCTGAAGGTAGTGACCCAGATACATTGTATGTGCAGTACACCAACACTAGTGGTGCGACAGCGGGTGAGAATCCAATCCGCATGAGTGCGAGTGAAGATATTTCCAATGGTACGGTAACTCTTACGGTACAATCAACAAACACTGTGGCAAACCCTGCGGTTGGTCAAGGGTGTCAGATCTCAAGTTCTGCTGGTGATTTCTTTACTCGTGGCCACTTTGTATTTGCAGCACCACAGAGTCTTATTCTATCTAAGTACACTCGGTATCCGACTGCTGTTGTTGGTTTCAAATCAACAGAAGATATTGTAACCGTATCCGATGACCAAGCACTATATGATAATCAAGGTGCAACACCAAACCTATCATCGC